GGACCTTTACCAAAAATAAACCTTGACAATTAGTATGGAATTTGATATAATAGTTTATAAATTTGAAAAAGGAATAAAAATTGGAAAATCTTTTAGACCAGGCTTCTAAAGCATACTATTCAGGGGTACCACTTATGTCGGACGCTTCGTTCGACATTCTGTCAGCTCACTTTAACTACAGCTCTGTAGGACATAAAGTAACAGGTGGATTACCCCATTATTTCCCAATGTATTCTCTTTTAAAAATCTTCGATATGGACAATGCTCCTTTAACCATTGAAGATTGTATTGAAACCCCTAAGTTAGACGGTGCAGCTATTTCACTATTATATGTGGAAGGCGAATTCACGTTGGCACTAACTAGGGGAGATGGAAAGATTGGACAAGATATTACTAAAAATGTTGCCCATCTGGTTCCTTCTAGTATTGATACTTTAGACATTACCCAGATTGATGGAGAAGTACTAGCCCCCAAGAATATACCTAATTCAAGGAATTACGCAGCTGGGGCATTGAACCTTAAGGATGTAGAAGAAGTAAAAAAACGAGACCTTCGTTTTGTTGCATATAGTTGTAGACCTACCCAAATAACCTTCTGGTCTATAGATATGAAGAATCTTGAGCGTCAAGGGTTTAATACGGTATTATCTTTTGATACCACTGATTTTCCTACAGACGGAAAAGTATTTAGAATAGATAACTACGCCAAGTGGAAAATGCTAGGATATACATCCAAGCACCCACGGGGTTCGTTTGCCTTTAAAATACAACAAGCATCAATAGAGACAACCTTGCTAGATGTACAATGGCAGGTAGGGAAATCAGGTGTAGTAAGCCCAGTAGCAATACTAGAGCCTGTAATGGTGGGGGATGCTAAAGTGTCTAGAGCCACATTACATAACATTAGTTATATTAGGGATTTAGACTTAGAGATAGGGTGTAGGGTAGGGATTATTCGTAGTGGGGAAATTATACCCCGTGTAGTCGAACGCCTAAATTAGCATCGCAAAAAATAGTTCTTGACTTTTACCCTAAAATATCATATAATAGTACTCTGAATTGGAAAAAGTATGACCTTTAAAAAGATTGAATCACCTACAGAATGTCCTTCTTGCTCTGGGCAGCTAGTCTGGGTAAAAGACCAGATATACTGTAGGAATGAAGAATGTCCCGCTCAATCTAGTAAGAAAGTGGAGCATTTTTCAAAAACAATGAAAATCAAGGGCTTAGGGCCTGTTGCTATAAGTAAGTTGGGAATAACGTATTTACCTGAAATTTATGCGTTTAGTCAACAAGATATGGCGGAAGCCTTAAACTCGACTAAGTTAGCTGAAAAGCTAAACTTAGAGATAGGAAACTCAGTAAAAGCTAGTCTTAATAGACTACTACCTGCGTTTAGTATACCCTTAGTAGGTAAATCGGCTTCAGAGAAGCTCGCCACAGTCTGTACAAACATATATAATATAAATGAAGAGACGTGCAGGCAAGCTGGTCTAGGAGCGAAGACTACTGAGAATTTAATGAACTGGATAGAAGATAACGAACTTCTTATAGAAGAATTGCCTTTTAGCTTTAAGTTTGATAAACCTAAGACACATGGAGATATAGACGGAGTCGTTTGTATCTCTGGGAAGCTTAAAAGTTTTAAAACTAAAGCAGAAGCAACAAAAGCTCTAGAAGAAGTAGGTTACAAAGTAAAGTCTAGTTTAACTCAGGATGTAACAATCCTAATTAACGAAGGCGGTGTAGAATCCGCTAAAACCCTTAAAGCCAGGAATTCTGGCGTAATAATAGTAGAAAATCTAAACGATTTTTTTGGAGAAATAAAATAATGTCACAACCTAAATGGACCGAAGACCGCACTGCACAACTAGTATCACTTGTTGGCGATGCATCCCCTGTAACTCAAGAAACTGTAGCTACCGTTGCAGAAGAACTAGGTAATTCCACTCGTTCTATCTCTAGTAAGCTTCGTAAGATGGATTACGACGTTGAACTAGTATCTGCGGGTAATGTTAGTGCTTTCACTGAAACTGAGTCAGAAACACTTTCTGCCTTTGTAACTGGGAATAGTGGAGTTTACACTTATGCTCAGGTTGCTCAAGCTTTTGCGGAAGGCAAATTTAACCCTAAGCAGATTCAAGGTAAAATTCTTTCAATGGAACTTACTGGTCATGTAGCTCCCGCCCCTAAACCTGTAACAGAACGTACTTACACTCCTGAAGAAGAAGCCGTGATTGTTAAAATGTCTAAAGCTGGATCTTTCATGGAAGCTATTGCAGAAGCTGTAGGCAAGGAAATTAACAGTGTACGTGGTAAAGCTCTTAGCTTGCTTAAAGCTGGTGAGATCGACTATATTCCTAAACAGGAACACACTAAGAGTGCTAATAAATCAGACGCACTTAGTGACTTAGGTGATGTAACTGAACTGACTGTTGCTGAAATCGCAGAAAAACTTGGTAAGACAGAACGTGGTATTAAAGTTGCACTTACTCGTCGCGGCCTAGTTGCTGTTGATCATGACGGCGCAGCTCGTAAAGCAAAAGCAGAAGAAGCTAAAGCTAAAGCTGCTTAACTAAAAACGAGTCTTTCTCGTTAAGCCCTCCTAACTCTTACGCTTCCCACAGGCGCTCAAAGAGTTAGGGGGCATTTAATATATATAGAGGCGCTCCTGCTAGAGCGGCTCTGTCTCATGTCCGGGGAAAAGTAATTGAATCTTGCTAGTGCTTTAATAAAACAAGTTATTGAACTACAGGATTTTGATACCTGGACTTGTATTCGACAAAATTACCTGCCAACTGAGTACCACAAATTATTTGAGGTTATTACTAAACATTGTAATGAATATCATGAACTCCCAACATTTGAGGACTTAAAACTATCAATACGCGATATAACAACTAAAGAAAAACTATATGCTGTAGAGACGGTAGAAGTAGACGCGGAAGCAGTACAAATACTAGACTATTTAAAGAATGAACATGTACAAAAAGAAGTACTAAAGCGACTTGAAATTTTTATTGATGAATCAGTAGCTTTTGAAAATGCCGAAGAAGTATTAGAACATCTACACGATATTATTGTAGAGGTAGAATCAGAAGTAGACTTAGAAGATGCCCAAGAAACAATGCAACGCATTAACATGTTTGAAGCCGAGGAGGATTATGATCGTCAAATTGTATTAGGTCTTAATAGTGAGTTTGATGCGCTGCAAAAAATAGGTAACAAAGATCTTATTTTAATTGGTGGTTTTAGGGGTTCTGGTAAATCCCTTATATGTCAGAATACAGCTGTTAATAAATTTAATGAAGGTCGCTCATCTGTTACATTCTCTACAGAAATGGATAAGAGAGAAGTTCTAAGAAATATGTGTAGTATTGCAACTGGTATTGATGCTACAAGACTAGCTATGCGTAATCTTAGTGTGACAGAATGGGAAACAATAGCTGCTTGGTGGGCAAGTAGATTCTTAGAAAGCGAAGAAGTACTGAACGAATACCGAAATCATAGAGACTTTAGCAAGTTTCATAGTAAACTTATATCCAGCCATGAGCTTCTCCCCGCTTGTCAGCTGGATATAGTTTACGACCCAATGCTAACCATTGGTAAAATCCATGCAGAAATGGATAAGAAAATGAAAAGCTCTATGGATATTAGTGTAATTATTGTAGACTATTTAAATAAAGTTAAGCTTACTACAGTACCTTCAAAACGTGGGGCATTTGATTGGGTTGAGCAGATTGAAATTGCTACAAAATTAAAAGAAATTGCTACTACATTTGAAGTTCCAGTACTTGCTCCTTTTCAGAGTAAGGAAGATGGTGGTATTAGCTTTTCTAAAGGTATTCTCATTGATGCTAATGCAGCTTATATACTTAAAGTAAGTAAAGGAGATAATCCTACTATGAAGTTTGAATGTATTAAGAAACGTAGTGGGGCAGAAGTGGACTTTACATCAGTAATGAACTGGAACTCCCTGAAAATTGGGCCTGAGACGGGTATTCACCCTGATGATATGCCAGAAGTTGGAGATGAAGATTTAAAAACAGGGGAACATTCCGAAGATGCTCCATGGGACTAATAGTATGAAACTTATAACCTTAGTAATATTATTCTACGCAGTACTAGTATACTTAGCCCTTTCTATGGTTCCAGTATTGGACGTATATCCTTTAGAAGATGAATCTGAAATGAGACAATTTTTAAAGGATTGTAATGGGGTATCATCCCCTATTAATACTTTGTATGGATATGAGGCTACTTGTAGTGGAAAACTATTTGGAGATTATAAATGAAAGTTGAAGAAGTAAAAAATAGATATGCTAATGGAGCCTTAGCTGATTGTGAAACCGAGGTTGGCACACTATTAGTAGCCATAGGTATGATAGAGGAATTAGTAGCTAAACAAAGATATGCTATACATGATAATATTAAGAGAATCTATGTAAAAGACTTATTAAACCTGTTTGATTATTTTACTGGAGAGTATAAATATTAATGAACGTAGAAGAACTGTTAATATCTAAAAAAATTCATTATATCCCTAAAGGAGGGGACTTTGAAATTCGTTGTCTTAACCCTGAGCATGAAGATGTAAACCCTAGTTTAAGGATAGATAGAATTACGGGTATTTTTAACTGTTTTTCTTGTAAATATAAAGGTAACATATTTACCGCTTATGGGGAAAGGGTAAACCAACTACAATTAAAAAGAGACCTTTTAATAAAGAAAATAAAAGCTAAGGTCGCTGAATCGATTGGTTTATCCTTCCCCTCCGATGCCTATAGTTACACAGGTAATTGGAGAGGTATCAAGCCTGAGACATACGCTAAGTTTGAAGCTTTTCAGAGTTTACAGTCTGATTTTAGAGAAAGAATATGTTTTCCTATTCGTGATGTGTCTGGAAGAATAGCAGCTTTTAATGGTAGACACACGTCTGGAGGGCTTCCCAAGTATAAAATTAGCCCACATGGTGCAAAAATACCTTTGTTCCCTAAAGTACATCCGGTAAAAGGTTCAATCATACTAGTAGAAGGCATATATGATATGCTTAACCTACATGATAAAGGGTTGACAAACGCTGTGTGTACTCACGGAACTATGAACATAAATGAAGATAAGCTATCTATGCTTAAAATACAAAGTATAGAACTGGTGTATATTTTCTTTGATGGGGATGATCCAGGACAAGAAGCAGCAAAAACAGTTAAAAATATGTGTGAAGCACTTGGTCTAATGGCTGAAAATGTTTGTTGGAAGGGAAAAGACCCTGGAGAACTAAGTGCAGTTCAAGTAAATAAAATTAAGGAACAATTATATGAGTAGAGTAGCCCTTATCGAGACTAAGCCTAGCCGTAATAATTTCAAGGAGTTATTTGAAGGCAAAGTCGAGTTCGACCAATATTACCTATGTAGCGACCCGTACAAGAAGAAAGTGCTTAAACGAGACGTAGACATTGAAATTGATACTGATGAGTATGACTGGGTAATTCTAGTCGGCTCTGATGCGCTTAAATTCTTTACCTCTCAAACTGCTGTGACAACTTATACTGGAAAGCTAGTAGATGAAAAGTACTTAATAACCATCAATCCAGCAATGTTAGCCTTCAAACCAGAAGCAAGACCTTCTTGGGAACGTAGTAGAGATTCAATAGTAAAGTACATATCTGGAGAAAAACAAGATTTCCTAGATTTTGACAGGATAGCTATAGGTATTCAAGATACTGCTTCAGCCTTGAAGTTTGTGCAAGCCGCTATAGACCACCCTAAGCCATATATTGCGCTGGATTCAGAAACAACCGGACTTTACCCTAGAGATGGGTACGTTCAGGGTTTCTCTTTGTGTTATGACGGGGAAGTTGGAGCATACGTGGAATCAGAGTGTATTGATGAAGATGTAGAAGAACTACTACAAGAATTATTCCACAAAAAAACAACGCTAATGCACAACGCTAAATTTGATTTAGCTTTCTTTGAGTATCATTTCAATTTCGAGTTCCCCGCTTCCATGATACTATGGTGCTACATTACCTAATCGACGAAACGCCGGGTACGCACGGACTTAAGACTCTTGCGATGCACTTTACGCCTTTTGGTGACTATGAGAAGCCTTTATACGATTGGATGACAGCATATAAGAAAGAGCATGGTGTTAAAGCCGCAGATTTTGATTGGGGTTGTATTCCTTTTGAAGAAATGTATACATATGCGGCAATTGATGCTATAGTAACATTTCTATTGTTTGAAAAATTCGAGAAGATATTAGGTAATAAGAAACTAGCTTCTTGTTATAATAATATTCTTATACCTGCTACTAGGTTTTTAACAGATATTCAAGAAATTGGAGTACCTTTTGACACGCCTCGTCTGAAGATGGGCCAGGCCCTAATGCAGACAGAAATTGATAGTGCTGTGGAAGAATTGTATAAAAATCCAATTGTTGCTGAATTTGAAGCAATTCAAGGAAAGCCTTTCAACCCTAATAGTGTATTACAATTACGGAAACTATTATTTGATTATATTGGGTTAACTCCCACTAAGAAAACTCCCAAAGGCGCTCCATCTACAGACGCGGAAGTGCTAACTGGACTTGCAGAATTTTCAGAAGTCCCCGCATTAATCTTAACAATTAGACAGAAGTCTAAAATTAAGAATACTTACTTAGATAAGATTATCCCTCAGTTAGATAAAGACAATAGATTAAGAACTAACTTTAATCTAATCTTTACAACTTCCGGGAGACTAAGTAGTAGTGGTAAACTGAACATGCAGCAGTTGCCAAGGGATAACCCTATAGTTAAAGGTTGTATCAAGGCACGCCCAGGTTATAAGATTGTAGATATGGATTTGGGTACAGCTGAGGTATATGCTGCGGCTGTACTATCTGACGACCAGAATTTAATGGACGTGTTTAGACAAGGAGGCAACTTCCACAGTCAGATTGCTAAGAAAGTATTTAATCTTTCATGCCCAGCAGAAAAAATTGAGTTCAAAGAAGCTGCTAAACGTCAAGCTGCTAAATCTGTAACCTTTGGTATTATGTATGGTGCGGGTGCTAGAAATATTAGTGAGCAGGTAACTAAAGAAACAGGTAAATACTTTAGTATTGGCCAGGCTCAAAAAGTAATTGATGATTATTTTGGAGCTTTTCCTAAACTTGGAGAATGGATTGACAGAAATGAAAACTTTATCAAGCAGAATGGCTTCATATATTCTATCTTCGGTAGAAAGAGACGCTTACCAAATGTTATGTCAGAAGATAGAGGAATATCCGGACACGCAGTACGATCTGGGCTTAATTTCATGGTACAATCAGTGGCGTCAGACATTAATTTGCTCGGGGCAATTGACACTCATACTAGAACCCGTGCTGAAGGACTAGACTCAAGTATTTTCGCCCTTGTGCATGACTCCATCTTAGCAGAAGTAAAAGATGAGGATGTAGATAGATACTGTGAAATAATGCTAGAATGTGTGCAAATGGATAGGGGCGTATCTATTCCTGGAACACCTATTAAGTGCGATATTGACATAGGGCAAGATTACGCTTTTGGTAAGTTTGAGAAAATGTATGGAGAAGCAGTATGAGTAAAAATGAGATATTAGGACATAAAGCAAACTTAATTATATTTGATGAAATAGTACCTGAGTGGACATATATAGAATACAATGAACTAATAGGTTTATTAGCCACTAATGCTAAGATAGTTCTAACAAGCGGCCCAGATAATAGTCTGTATTATAAATTGGAGAAATGAAATGAGTAACTATAAAATTAAAACTGGCATTCTTACCCTTATGATTCAGCATGACGGGGGAAGCTATCACTTTGAGGATGAGTCAGGAAAAATTTCTAAGGTTAGGTTCAAAACCAAAGAACAGGCCGGGTCTACACCCCTCAATGTAAAAATCACCCTGCGTGTATCAATTGACGCAGATGGTGTTTATGTAGTAGACACACATAAAAACTATTATGAGGTGCTTGAAAAGGCGTCAATAAAAAGAATCTCCCCCCAACATGTAGGTGCGGTATCCGACGAGGCAGCCCCCGTTACGGGCAAACGTAAAATCCACATAGGCATTTACGTCCAGCTACCACCAGATGCCTCGCCAGAAGATATTGAGAATGGATTAAAAAAAGCGCACATATCTGCAAAAATAACCCGAAACTA